AGTATTTGGATCATAGACAAGCTTTAGTCTACCCTTGTGGAAGGCAGAGCAGACAATTTGAAATCTATATTTCATAGAGCCAGTCCAATGATTGAATGGTAGAGCAGCAACAGCGCATGCAGGTAAATGTAAAGCGCTACTTGCTCCACCACGAGTACTAGCAGCATGGATACAAGGATCTACACGTAGAGCTCCGAGTTGTGTTTCGGGAGCTGTACCTTCGCTCCAAAACCATGTGCCAATGTACGATTCTCTCTGTGCAATTCCTTTAATTGACAGAGGATCTCCACCACCAACACCAGATATACGTGGATCAATAGTTAACTCTTGCTTATCATCAAGAGATAACTTTTGTACACCATCTGGTACAGTGGTTAGAGCCATACTAGACAAAGCAGTTGGTTTATAACCAGTTGGATTCTTTGTCTCAGGTGGTCTAGAAAGACCAAATAATTTGGCCATACCGGCCACAGCTCCAGCGCCCATTTCAGTGGCTTTCATAAAAGGTCCTATAGTAGGAACATCAGAAAGTTTACCAGCTATCCCAGCGATAGCAGTTGCGGGACCAGAAACTACTCCTTGCTTGTTAGCTTGGTCAACCTCACCTTCCATACCGGATTGAGCAACAAGAGCAGCAGGTTCCTTAGATGTAAGAACGGCAAGTTCAACATCTTCGGCCCATGCAAAAATGGAAATGGTGCACTTATCTGTGGCACCATTTGCATGCTGAAGAGCATTAATGGATCTAATATTCATGGTCCCCATAATATCCCAATCCTCTTCAGGGATATTAATCCAATTTTCATGGAAAAAGAAAGGACAAGTAATCTCACCACCTTGAGAAGTGGTGGGATTCAAATAAATGTGAGGCCTTTGGGAGGCCTGTACCAGATCCTGTGGATACAATGTACTATTTAAAGTCAAGTTATCAAACACAGCTAGGGGTAAATAGGACATTAAAGCACGTCCATAATGAAATCCCGAACCGTTAATTGTTGCTTTAACCTTAAGGTTGCATCGCATCAAGTTATAGTTACAGATCCTATTAATAACACGAGGATTCTCAAAATAAAGAGTCCATGGGTTAAAATCTTGGAAAATATCTGTAGTAGTGTCCCATTGATATTCTGCAATCTTAATAGGACGGCTAAAGAAATTATCCAAAGAAGCGTCATTGGTATCTTGAATTTGACGCGTAGGATCAGCTACAGCTTCTGTATCATACAAATAAGGAGCATGTTGTTCCGTGAAAGCAACATTCTCATATCGTGCATTTTCAACAGATTTCATGACACCAGCTTCAGAAGCACCAGATTGAGGTTCAAATTCCCCAATCACATCGTCATGTAGTAGGTCATTAATATAACCAGCCATAGCAACATCATAGAGCACAGACAGCGGAGGACATCTGATATCCATGGAATTGTCTCCAGGCACAGCGTTCCACCACACGAACTCATCGAGTTCTCCAGACTGTGGATTGAGCTCTGTAAGAGACTCGTCCCCGTCAAGATCAATTTCTTTGGGGACAGATGAGGAGTCCATTGTATGGACATCCTTGTTGTGGGCGTTTACCTCAACTAAAGGCCGGGCACCCGTTCCGACCTCTAGGTCCAATTTTGCATCTTGGCAGATTTTACAAGTTGATTGACAATTGTTACCGAACGAACTATGTACAAGGTATATCTTTACGCTCAATAGATATCCAGGGTATATTTACATTTGAGCAGGGTGAACTCAGATCTCTCTTCCGCAGTACGGACCCTTTTGTATATAAAGCCTACACTAATTTACAAAACACACAAAGATACATTAAATGTGGTATCCAGAATATACACTAATTTTGCTTACCATCAGATTTAAAACTGGGTCGGATTTTACGTCTCCGAAGTGACATTTAGACTGTAAATTCCTCTACAGCTTGGGCGGGTGCTGGCCCACCAGCATACTTATACTTCCAATCTACGACACGATCATCGTAAGTCTCAGTAAGCATAGTACACATGTGACTAATACCTGCTTCATTAGCAATTTTAGTCATTTGTTCACGGCGCTCTTCGTAAACTTCTTCTCCATGGTTGAACCACTCACGTAGAGCAGTGTCGATATTTTGAGCACATGCCTCCGAAGGCGAAAGTGGAGCACGTTTCGGACGCAAATAGCAATGAAGAGACTTCATGATGGACTTATCAAGAAGAGCTCCTACATTGCAATCCAACTTAGGATGGTAAACAGAGAATCTCTTAAGAAATTCAAAATCTTCAGGATCCAAATGTTCCTTCAATTCACTTTCCTTATCAGGCATAGTGTAAATCTGTCCATGAGCTTCAAGGAATTCAGAACTTCCTTTGATATTAAACTCAGGGAATTTTGGAGAAACAGATCCAATATTATCATCACCATAAGTCATTAGAGAAACAGCGTCTCTAAATGAAAACTTATCGCTGTACTTAGTGTAGAAATAATCTCGCAAGTTTAAAGAACCAGAGATTCCATTAAGAATAACGGTAAGAGAGTTGCCACTAATGTGAGTACCAGATTGAATACTAAGAAGGTCACCATTGTAAGCGATCATAGCATAAGTAAGATCACCAGCCATAGTTTCCATAACCTTAATATCCATTTCAGAGTAATTCATAACTTTGGCAATATCAATAAGAATTGACAAAGCAGCATTGATCTTCTGAGCAGGCAACTTTTGGTCATATTTACCGTAATCACCACCAATAAGGTGATCTTCACCGTGAGTCATGACAAACTCATAAAATTGGTCCCATTCGGGACCGTGGCAATTAATGCCAACAGCACATTCAGATAAAAGAGGATTCATCTGAAGCATGCGAATTACTGGAAGAAAATAATTTCTAACCAACCAAGTCAAAGCTAAAGGATTGGCATAAAAGATTCGGCACTTGCCTTTAGAAAGGGCAAGAATTTCATCCTTTACACAAGCTTTAGCAACAAAATGATTACGAACACCTTGTTTGTAATTAT